CGTAGCAAAAAAAATATCAGAAAATGAAAAAATACCTTTAGGAACGGCCACACGTTACGTGGCTGAGATTCGAAAGGAGCTATTACCTCAAGAATCGAAACCTGAAAAAAAACCGGAGGAAACAAAAGAAAAACCTCTTAAAGAAATCGTCAGGGAATTTAGAAAGCGATATGCCCGGATGACGAAATCACAAAAGGAACGTGAAATCAATCGATTGAAAGGAACTTTAATAAAGCTGAGTTATGAATGGGACAAACTGCATCAACAAATCGATTCCAATGAGAATCATAAACATCAGATTTTCGAAAAGTTGCGATCAGTAGGAGAAGGAGACGTTATACAAAAAGTTAATAAGTTTTTAGATGAAAAAGAGAAATCTCGAAGTAGGAAATAAATTATTTCCTACTGAAAAAAATGAACAAATGTTCACTAATGCGACATAGTTGTGATTATCGGAAGTTGAATAAGTGTACGCTAAGTATTATTTTTCCGTTCCATTTTTCAGATTGACAATATTTTTTTGTAGCACATATAGTGATTGATAGACGACAATCGAATAACATAAAAGTATGATGTCTAAAAAATTCGGAAATTAGAATCGTTTGATATTATCGTTCGAATAAAAATTCCCTGCTTCTGAGTTTTTTAAATTTCACCCCCTTAGAAAGGGTGTTATTTGTCTTAGAAATCCATTTAAATTCCCTTCATCAAAGTGACTAAAATATAGTCGATATAAACTATATTTTAGTTGATAATTAAAGAATAATATTTCTCCTTTAATTATGGTTCTTGATGGTATTTTTGGGAATGGAACAGCTTCCAAAGTTCTATTGCACGTATTTCACTCTTCGGCAATTGCTAAAGACTACAATACGGCAGTAACCCCAATTAGGTTACAATTAGAACGATTTGGAAACGCTGGAGTTCTTGTGACCAAGCAGATCGGTCGCTCCCGCGTTTTTTCTTTTAATCCAAAGTCCCCTTTCGTAAAACCATTAAAAGAAATATTATCTATTTATTATAATTCTTTGAGTATCGAGGAAAAAGAAAAACTATTCCCAACGCGACGGCGACCCAGAGAAAAAGGAAAACCTGTATATGGACGAACCTGAATGGGAAACTGTTAATGAAGAAGAATTGTGGAAGTGCGTCGGTCTGTCATATCTTCCTTTCTATCCAATACTTGTATGGGAAAATGTTCCGGAACATCGTTCCTTGATTCTACGATTCTCAAAGTATGCGACAATAGAAGAATCCATTCTTGATAAGCCGTAGTTATGCGAAGGTTACGTGTGCTCGAAAAATTGAAGCCACGGATGGCGTGTTTAAGCTTTTAATAGAAGGAATTCATCTTTTGTTTTCTTCTTTCTTGGAATAGCCTTGATCTCAATATCCATACCGCAGGCATGAACGTAATCAACTAATGTAGATATTTTTATATCAGAGCGAGATTCAATCCTAGAAACGCTTACTTGAGAAAAACCTTCAACATCGGTTTGTTTAATACCTTGTTTTTGTCTCAATTCGGCTAATTTAAGCTTAAGGATTTGTTTTTGAGCTTCCGTTTTGGCATCTTTTATAACGTCTTTAGGAACATATGATTCAAGATCATGATAAAAACTTTTCAAATTTTTCTTAGGTTTATTTTTAACCATTGTCAATATCTCCTAGATATAATTTATAAAGAGTTTCTGATTTTTTAATCATCTTTGGATAAAATGCTTTATCAGTAGCCTTGTTTCCGCCAATGAGTAGAATGGCTTTTCTTTTTGGATCAAAAACAAAGAAAATACGAAAAGGCCTATTTTTGCTATTAATCCTTAATTCTTTTAAATTTTTGATCTTAGAGCCAGTGACAGTATCTACGTGTGGTCTCCCAAGCCTAGGACCAAATTCCTGTAAAATTTCTATTTGAACTAAAATATCCTTTTTTGCATCTAAATCAAGGTCTTTGAACCAATTAATAAGCTCTTCGGTTCTCTTTATCTCATACACTGTAAGTAATATAACGTAGAAGTAATAATTGTCAAATCAAAAATACGATTTAAATATTTCGGAAAAAGGAAAATATTTGATAAATTTAGTTTTTAAATAGTTTCATTTCGCCAATCTCTTATTGCAATTTTCGTGGACACGGAAGCCCGCTTCGTTCGAGATAGCTAAAGCCACTTCAGTTTGCGGGATGCGAATAAGATCGTTCGAACCTTGTGCCAATCGTGTCGCGCTGAAGTGTACTCAACGTTGGCAAGCCTTCATCGTTAGACGCCATTTTTCTATTAACTTTGCAAAGGTAAATTTATGAAAATAATCAAGATTGTGTGTATTCTATTTTTATTAAATTGTTTAGCTAAGCCTGAATCCGAATTACATGGGATCGTACGTGGTAATGTAGTTAATATCAGAAGCAATGGTGCTTTTTCCTCTGAGAAAAAAGGTGTTATCAAATATGGGGAAAATTTAAAAATTTTAGAGCAAAGCAAAAATAAGGAAGCTGTAGAAG